GCGATTGGATCTTTTATTTTTTTACATGGCGGAAACACCCGAAAACCGCCATGGACTGTCACACAACCCAACTACAGAGAGACATCAACAGAAACGATGGACTCGAATTTCGTGTCCCACAACGCCCGTGGCAACTTGGGGGCGAGTGGTGGCGGCTTGTTCTTTCCCGTGCTACTGCGGTTTACTCGTTGAAACCCGAGTATCCCATCACAGACCGACGCATAACAGTCGTAAAGACCATCATCATCAATACCGTAGACCGTCTGCAAGAACGAATTAAAGCACTCTGGGTCAACAACTTCAGCATTCACCGTCATTTCCTTAAGCTCAACTGCAGTGTATTTGTAGCTGCACGCCTGATTTCGAAAGTCCAAATAAGGCGTGTCGCTTAACTGCTCGGCTGTCATAAGCAGGAGGTCTCGCACTCTGTACACGTGGCGGTGTTCGTACGCGGCAGACAGCAACTTGCCTGCCATGTACTGTTCATCACTTACCGCTTTGTTGTTGTTACAACGAATCGGCAATTTGCTCACCACGCGTCCAAAGGATGGAACGGGGAATGTTCTTCTAAAGCTGGGCACAAATCGCTTGCGCAAGAACGTCGCTTTTACTCTCTCATTGAAAAGTTTTCCGGTTGTTTTCATACCCGACCCTGCCGCCACACTCTCGAAGGACTGTTCAATCTTCGAGCGGTCTTGCAGTGTGTACGTTAATCCATCATCCCCGTATACCAAAGTGGTACTTTTGTCGATCTTAGCTAGCTCCAAAGCCGCGAGTGAAGTGCATGCATTGACGTAACCGTTGCCGGTAGTGGTGGTAACCTCACCACTCCAGCGTTGTCCTTTCACTCTCCCCTTAACACCATAGCGTGTGAAGATCCTCACACTGGTGTTGGAAGCAAACTCTCTGACAAACCACTTCGGTGCGCCAAGTTTGTAGTAAAACATGGCTTCCCACTTGCGGACAGCGGCGGGTTGTGTTCCGTCGTTGTTCTTGAAATCGTTCTCGAAGACATTGCCCGGAGTATGGTGAACTATGTCTGCAATCTCGTCAGCTGTCATTCCTACGCAGTATATGACTTCATTCCCTTTGTTCTTGGGATTATTCCTGCTCAGCTCTTCAGCTATACGACGAGACAAATAATAAACAACGGATCCCATTACAAGGTTGTACATGTCTCCTCCTTGGTAGACAATGCGTGGCTGGGAGTCGTCGCCCTTCAAATGAACCTCAGATTTCGCGAACACTGTCTTGTCCGTGTAACCAGGTAGTGTGAAGTCAGCGCCATCAAGGCAAGCCTGTAACCTCTCCCGCTTTTGTCCGCTCATCTCGAACAGATAAGCATCAATAGCGCTCCTGTCAAGGGTGATGGTGGGCCTCTCATGAATCTTGTCCATGAGCAACTCGTGCCCGCGCTTGAAGCCTTCACCCACATCAGCAGCTGGTGCGTGATCACACCTTTTCTTTATAGCCTGGAGAGTGGCCCCCTCATGTTGCGACACAACCTGGACCGGAACACCCTCAACAACAGCTCCCTTGATGGGGTGGAAGTTGCCAGGAGGGTCTGCGGCACGTGTTATATTGACCACGGGGTTGATATTTTTGAACCGTACTTCGGTTGGGTAATTGACGGGGCGATTCTCAAATACCCCGCCAACAATTGGTGCAGTCCTCGAGAACTCATACGTGAGTTCTCCGAACGTGATAGT